TTAATTGTAATTTTCATGATATTTATTTTTTAGTAACTTATTTGATTATTATAAGTAAATAATTTAAAAAGTTTCATATATATCCTTAAAATTCTAAAAAAACGAAGCCAGGAAGTAGCGAACTCCTGGCTTCTAATCCGAGAACTATCTCGGTCCTAAGGGTGGTCTTCAAACCACACCTTTATTTCTATCCGTCACAGCTTAAACAATCTGGATCTATTGCTGACTGTGCGATATCCCCTCTTAATACTGATTCTGTTCTCATGTAATATAAGGTTTTAATTCCTTGTTCATAAGCTTCTAAATGAACTTGATTAATAAATTTAGGTTCTGCTTCTTTTGGAAATGCTAAGTTTAATGAAACTGCTTGATCAACGTATTGTTGTCTAATTCCACCCTGTCTTACAAGTTCTAATTGATTAATTTCTTTAAATGTTTTAAAAATATCTTTTAAAGGAATATAATTTGATTGATCTTCTACTGGAACTTTTTCAATTTCTTTTTTAGTTAAAGGTTTTCCTGATCCAGATTCTAAAATTGTTTTTGTACCGATATTTACATAATAATTTTCAATCCAATCTAATCCTTGAATTGAACCGCCATCTTTTAAGATTTGTTCCCAAGTTTTTTTTGTATTTTTACCAATTGATTCTAATGTTCTTTCTAACGTTTGATTTTTTCTAATAAAAGTTCCTTTAGCGGTTTGCTCAGTAAAAACGTTTGCCGCCCATGGCTCAATACCTGGAGAAACATTCCCAGCTAATTTAGAATTAGAAACTGTAGGTGCAATAGCTCTTAAATGAGTGTTTCTCATACCAGTACCTACGCACCAAAGAGGTTCTCCCATTTCAGTTGCCATATCTCTCGAGGCTCTTTCAGATTCAATCTTGATTTGTGAAAAAATCTTACGAGTTTCAAACTGAGCAGTTAAACCTTCAAATGGAATATTTCTATCTTGTAAATATGTATGCCATCCAAGAACTCCTAATCCTAATGCTCTACCTTTTTCAGCAGAACGAATTGAATTCTCAAATCCGCGCATATATTTTGCTTTTTGAATAAATTCTTCAAGAACTCCATCAAGGAACCAAGTTGCAGTGTATATTAAATCAGTGTCTTTCCATTCATCATATCTTGATAAATTAACTGAAGATAGACAACATACAAATGAATGGTTTTCATCAGTGTGCAATGTAATTTCAGAACAGATATTAGTCATATAAACTTTTAATCCATTTTGTTTATATGCATCTGGATTCATTCTGTTAATATTTCCTTTAAACATGATATATGGTTCTCCAGTTGCTCTTCTTTTTCTAATAACCGCTGTCCATCTTTTTCTTGCTTCTTTATCTCCTTCTTTTACTTTTTGCATAAAACCGTCAGAAACAACAACACATTGGTGAAGATTTAAAGACTGTCTATTAACATCACCTTTAGGTTCTCTAATTTCTAACCATTCCCAAAAATCTTTATGTTCAATATCTATATTAACTGACGCTGCTCCTCTTCTAACTGATCCTTGATTAGTTGCAAGAATTGTTGAGTCGTATACTTTACAAAAAGGAACCACACCATCACTTGTACCATTTCCTCTTATTGTTGCTCCAGCTGGTCTAATTTGATTTATACCGATACCAACACCACCTCCGTGTTTTGCAAGTAACATCATTTCTAGATTCTTTGCTCCAATGTCGTGTATTGAATCTGCAACATCAATACCAAAGCAACTTATTGGTAAACCTCTTTCTGTTCCTGTATTTGAAAGAACTGGACTTGCTAGATTTAACCAACCTCTCCAAATATAATCATAAAATTTAGAAGCCATTTCAGGTTTTTGTAACCTTTTAGCTACAGTGGTTGCAACTCTCCAATATGCATCTTTAGGAGTTTCTCCCTCTAATAAATATCCATTGCTTATTGTTTTTACGTAAATTTCAGTATTTGCCCATGTTGGAAAATCAACTCCAAGTTCCCATCCTTGAAGTTCTCCGTGATTTAATTTTTCGCTACTCATATATGTTTTTTAATGTCTTTTAAAATAATTCGTCTTCGTCCCAGTTCTCATCTTCACCTGCTTTTGAATAGTCGGTAGATCTTACTGCGAAAAAATCAGTATGTGTTTGTCCTCCTGTTAAATGATAAAACCAATCTAAATTAGATGCAGCATCTTCATCATATTTCATAAAAGGTCCCTTTGTATATCCTAATTCAGCTATCTTTTCATTAGCTCTTTTTAAAATAAATTGCTTTAAATGATCTGCTTTAAGATTTTCAAGATCTCCTTGTTCAAATATCATGTCAATAAATTTATGCTCCATTTCAACCATTAATTGAGCTGCTTTAAGAACATCATCTTTTACATCATTATGTAATTCAGGATATTCTGATGTCATTTGTTTAAATAATTGACATCCCATTTTTGAATGTAATGATTCATCTCTTACAGACCATTTCATTTGTTGTCCAATACCCTTTAACATGTTTCTCATTTGAAAAGAGTATAAAACAGCAAAAGAACTATAAAGGCTTACTCCTTCAGCAAAAGCAGAAAAAATTGCTAAAGATCTAGCAACTTCTTTTCTAGCATTACTTTGTTCGGCTAAATCGCTATGTGTATAATCAGCTGAGGTTGATGTTAATAATTCAAATTTTTCAGCAATTGTAGGTTCGTGTAAAAAAGCCGCAAAATCTTCTAATCCTAATGTTTCATTTAAATAAGAATAAGCAGTTGCGTGTATAGTTTCTTGTGAACCGAACATCATTGCCATTTGTTTAATCTCATGTTTTGGAAACCATTTTGTAACCATTGTTGTCCAGTAGTCAGAAACTGCACACTCAGTTTGTGCAAAACCTAAAAGAATATTTCCAACTAAATGTTTTTCTTCTGCTGTTAATTTTTCGTTCCAATCTTTGACATCTCCTTGCATTGAAATTTCCGTATGTAACCAAAAGGCCTGTGCTTGTTTTAACCAACCTTCTGTATAATATTCCGGATATTCAAATGGTTTGAATTCTACTCTTTCTATAAATAAATTTGAATTTTCCATTTTTTTAGTTTTTTTTGCTTGTTTGTTTAGACTAATAAAGGCCCTGTAAAGGCCTCTGTGTCTATGATAATAGATTTTATATATCTACTTACATATCGACCATATCGCCTATAGATAATTATATTATCTTAATCTTTTTTTAAGTTTATCAGCTTTAGTAAAATAATCATACGACATTTTCTTATATTGTTTCCTCTGCGCATATAAATCTGTTAATATCTTTTTAAGAATGCTATCATCTTTCTTATAAACTACACCGTTATCACAAACTATTACGTCTTTATCTTTACGTCGTTCTGCAACTTCAGTTTTATATACTTGCTCAATATAAGCGTCTGGTGATATATTAAATTGTCTCATAATTGAAGGGTACAGTGAAGCGAAGTCAAATGCACTTACACCTTCATAATATCCAACAATAGGTTCTTTAACAAATGCTCCAGCGTACTGTGAATTCTTTTCACTATCTTCTCTTCTTTCAGTTCCGATTCTCATGCCTTGTTCAGCAAGTTTTCTTGCCATCAAAGATTCAGTAACTGCCACTGGAGAAGCTGCTTTATATAACGGCATTCTTGTTATATTTGCAAGTGTTAACAGAACTTCCATTGATTTTAACTTTTGATCAATATAATATACCAGCACTGAATCGACTACGTTATAATAAATATATTTAACAAAATTATCTCTATATAAATCCTGTAGAGATCCTGTGTATTTAATCTTCTTTACGTTTAATACTTGACCTGAAACATAATCAAGTGCGTTAGATTCTTTTACTTTAACACTACGATCATATTTGTCATACAACTGCATGTAATCTAAAATTCCAATATGAAGAGGTCGAGAATCATTGCGATCTACCTTCTGAGTCATACCCACTTCAGTAATATCGATTTGAAGTCTTTTACATCGGTTTACAATATATTGCCAGTCATAGTTTATAAAGTTCCAGCCAGTCATCATTGGAAACTTAGGTAAAAACTTCATTAAGAAAGTGTATACCATATCATACTCGGTATTAAACTTATGATATTTGAATTCCCAATCCTGATCAAAATCTTTGAAGTACTCATTAGTATCATCATTGATCTTTTTAATTTTATCAGGCGCCATGTCTTCCAATCCTAATACAATAGCCTTACGTTCTGGTGTAATAATTGAGAATGATAAAATTCTACTTTTTGCTTCTTCAGCTTTTGGAAAACCATCTACAATTTCAGTTTCAATATCGACAAAATACGTTTTAGGCATATTATATGCTAAAATTTCTTCTTTATCTTTTTCAGGTAATCCGTCTATGAAATAATTTAATGAAAATTTATTGAATTGTCTAGCGTTTCCTAGCTTTACAGGACGACCGTCCCAGTTTTTAAATTCTGTACTTACTCCTCTTTCTTTTTCATCACAAATATACCAGTTTTGGAATTGTGCAATAGGATATTGTTTATAAGCTACTTTACCTTCAGTGTCATAATATGAAACGATAACATCGCGATCTCTTTGCTCAATATCTAATATCATTAATAGTTATTTTTCTGACGGTTAACATTCTCTTCTGCTTTTGCAAAATAGTAATTGTACGCTGTTTTAGCATCTAGTCCAATTGAAGCGGCATAATTAATAAAGAAGTGTAGAATATCTACCCATTCCATATACAATTCTTTTTTGTCGCCTTCAGACATGTCAGAAATTTTTAACTTATCGTATTTAGTGAAGTCTTTTTTCCAGTATTTCCATACTGCATTACCGCTTCCGTCTTTAATACCACCTAAGGCATCAGTCATTTCATGAATTTCATCAACTACTGCATGTGTGTTACAGTGCCAAAATTCCATGATTTCTCTAATTGTCATATCATCAAAGTTAAAACCATAAGTCTGCTCTTGCATCTTTTTCTGGTTTTCCATGATATCTGCTAAGTGTGTTGTTGAATCTTCATAAAAATCTTGTACTTTAAGATCTTTGCATTCGTTATCTATGTTTGCCATTATTCGTTTATTTTAAAAGTTATATCTAATCTATCAAATAAGTTTCTTAATTCTTTCTTTTGTCTCGCAATTAAATCGTCTGAATAAGATGATACTAATTCTTGCACATCTTTCTTGGATTTTACATACAGTTTTTCTCTTAATATTGGGTCTTCAATAAGTTCCATCGATGGATCATATTCAATTTGAATAGCAGCTAAACAATCACTTGCCATTGTTTCATAAAATCTAAAAGTAGTTACATTATCTAAATGTTCTTCATCTCCTAATATTAAACTTGCTTTACTTTTTGAAATTGTTTCTAAAAGAGTTGAATGTTCCATTTTCTTTTCAAAAGAAGTTGGTACTTTTTTTGTTTTGTAACCAATTAAAAGGCTTTTTTCGCTATGAGGCATATATTTTCTAACCTGCTGTTCTCTAAAAGATGCTCGATTATCTCCATAGTAAATTGTGTCCCATTCTTTTTTAGGAGCATCAAAATCAAATAAGGCATTAGTTTGCTTGTTATCTAACTTGTCTGCCATTCGATGTTTAAACATGTAGGTAAACCAATCTAATTTTTCCCAGTTTTTAGGTGTTCTACCTAAGAATTTACTGATGTCTTTACCCGGAAACAAATACGTTGCATTCTCGATTATCTCGGACCACTCTGCATCAAGATCTTGAATTAGATTAAATCTTTTCAATACTTTAACTGGGTTTAAGAAATCAATCCGAGGATCATTTACAAGTGTATAAATTTTACCAGCATATTCTGCCAGAGCTCTTGCAATTGGTTCAGTATGATCACCAACTTTACCTCCAAAGAAATTAGCAGTGCTTAGTTGAATAAAAATTGCATCGTATGAAGACCAATCAGCCTTTGAATAATCTACATAAAAATCTAAATCAGCGGTATTTCTGTTTTTCTTACCTATTAAATCTACAGTATACTCGTTTTCTTCTAATAATTGTTTAAAATAGGTTGCTTCTAATCCTCTATGGTTTTTATTGTTGTATGTTAAGTTTGAGAATACTGACGTTATAGCTACTTTCATTTTATATTTTTTTTACAGAATCAGATCTAAGATATATTATTTTATTTATTTTTTCAAATTTGATATTCATGAATTCCTCATTATAAAATTCAAAGTATTCACGAACTTCACCAACACCATAAGTGGGGTGCTTTACTTTTATAGACGGGCTACTACTCATTTGAATTAGAATCGTTCTCTCGAATATAATTATCTAATCCTTGAATATATGCAACTGCGTCTAATAAGTTATCACGTTTGTGGTTATAGCTTTCTCTAGAAAATTTAAGAGCTACTAAAGCTTTAAACATATCAGCACCTGTAACGGCGTGTCCTGTCATTCCTTGAAATATCATTGCAGCTCTATCCATTCCTTCTGAAAAAGGACCGTAATTACGATCAGCTTCTTCGCTTCTGTTGTTTACAATTTCGTCTGCTTCTTCTAATATGCTTTTCATGTAATGTATTTTAGTTATTATATCTCAATTATTATTTTTGTTTACTTATTTTTGTTAAAGGTACCCAGGACCCTGCGACCATCTTATGTGGAATTCCGTCAATGAAGTGGTATTGTGTTGCTTTAGATTTTGATTTAGTTCCTTTTTTTATAAACATGTCAGATTTATGTTTCTCTTCTTTATCTTTAATTTTATTAATTAATTTTTGGAACTCTTCTTTGCTAGCTTTGTCTTTTATTATTTCTTGTTTATACTCCCATGGATGTTTATTCGCCATTTTAAAATTTGATTTTATTTTTTTTTATATATTTTAGTTTCTAGGTCCTCTTCCATAATCTCTAAGAGGTTCATGTTCGTTTACCCACTCTTCTTTCCCTGTTCCAATTCCCATAAACTTAACAAACTTAACGCCATTGTTGTGTGCTATAATTTCTGTCTTTGACATGGCTTCTTTTTGACTAGATGCCATTACACAACAAACATGATCTTGTGGTTTTTTTGACTTTTCAAAAAAACGAGCATCCTCGTAAGGATAAAAATAAACTAAATAAGGTTTAATCTGTGATTCCATGTGCATTCCAAATTTTATTTTGTTTTACTACTTTTTTCCATACTTTATTTAATCCACGGTGCTCGTGCTTTAACACATGTCTAGGTTGTTGTACAAATGCTTTAGGATATTTATCTATATCGATATTAGATGGAATAGGTTTTTTATTAGCAATCGCTCTTAAAGAATAATATAATTGTCTCGTATCTCCATCAAAGTTATCAAAGAAATTATTTATAAATTCATTTGACATATTAAATTCTTTACATAGATTTTCTTTAAGACTTTTTAATATTTCATGTTCTTTTTTTAAATGAGCATGCATCATAAGCTTTACTCTTTTATTTTTAAGCTTTCTTCGATCAAATAATTTTTCTTGGATTGCTTCTTCATCTGATCTTGTAAGTTCTTTACGAATTTCTATTTCTTCAAGCCTATATAGCTCTTCTTCTAGAAGACATTCCTCGGAAAGATGACAATACTCAAATTCTCCAAATTCAATTCTCTGTAATAGTTGAGGATATCCTTTCCACATTTGATTCTTTTTTAACTTTACTGGAGAATGAAAGCGTCTCCACCATGTAAATGTTCTATTACTCATCGTTTTTATTTTTATGCTTCTTTGTTCGTCTATACTTCTTTTTATTTCTTATGGGAGTAGGCATGCGTAAAGCGTCTAACCACTCTTGTATTGTTAGATTTACTTCTTTTAATTTTTTACCTTTTTCTTCCATAATTATACTACTAATATAAACAAAAAAACCCAAACAAAAAAATGTTTGGGCCTTTATTTTTAAAAAATATTCATTTTTTTAAAGTTGTTCAACTGCTGGGAAGTATTTTTCAATAGCCCCTAATCTATCATCAGCATCTACCAACATCGCTAATGCTTCTTCAGCATTCGTGTAAAAATCGCCAGTTGAGTGATCTCCAATACCTGTTCCTTTATTTCCTAATAAATCTAAAGATAAAAGAGCTTTTGCTTTGTCAGCCTCGGCTGACGACTTAAGCATTTTAATTAATTTAATGTTCATAATTGTTCTTGTTTTAATGTATTTACTTGTTCTAATAAAAATTCTTGAAAAGAAAGTGTTTCCCAATCTGAAAATATTTCTCTAACTCTATTTGAGTCTATTGCATATCTACGATCATGTCCTAATCTGTCTTTAACAAATTCAAACTTAGGTGTTTTTCCTAACATTTCTCCGATCATGTTTATAATTTCTATATTTTCATATCTCTCTCCAGATCCGATGTTATATACTTCACCTTCTAGATCTGACATCATTAATTCATATATAATTTGGACGTTATCTTCTGCGTCAATCCATTCTCTAACTTGCCTACCGTCGCCATATACTGGGATTGTTAAATCATTCGCAATAGATTTCATAATCTTTGGAATAAACTTTTCTTCATTCTGGTGATCTCCATAATTGTTACATGTTCTAGTAATTAAATATGGTAATCCAAAAGTTCGACCAGCTGCTTCAACTAAAAGATCACTTGACGCTTTAGATGCTGAATAATAAGAAGACGCTGTTAAATTATAGGCTTCATTTGCTTCTGCTAATAATCCAATATCTGCCATATCTCCATAGACCTCATCTGTTGAAATATGTATAAATTTTTTAAGGCTAGAGTTTTGCCTTGCGCATTCTAATAAATTAAAGGTTCCTTCGACATTAGTTCTAACAAATGGTTTTCCATCTTTTATAGAATTGTCAACGTGGCTTTCTGCCGCGAAATGAACAATGTAATCATAAGAACCTAAGTCCT